TTGGGTGTAATTTTACCTAAACCATTGTATGTTTGCATCCTTGTTGCAGGGTCTTTTATTCCAAGTCTATCTGCGTATTTCATCTTTGACATATACGCTCTAGCAAACATATCGTATTCATCTCTAACTCCTTCTTCTTCTGTATCCATCTTTGTTGGAGTATCGTTTATTATTTCATTATCAGACATTTTTATTTGTCCTAATCCTTCTCCTTTTTTGTTTAAACCTGTTTCCTGAAGTGATACTGACAGCAAATCATACGGGTCTAGATTGTATCTTTTAGCTGCTTTTACTATGCCGTATATATCTTTTGAAGGGTATTTACCGCTTACCAAATCTCTATTTGGGTTTATTGCTTTACCCGTTGTGGCGCTTACTTTTCTATTATCTTTTAGTTCGTAATCTCTTGGCATTACAAGTCCTTTCTTTGCTGGAGTGGCTGCGGGCGTAACACTAAATACTTTTTTAAGAAAATCCATTATTGGATTGCCTTCGTTTTCACTATGAATTGTTTCTGATATTGCGTCTAACTCTGCCATAATTAAGATTTTTTATGTCTATTTGCAAACATTCTTGCTTTTGCGACAGAGCTAAATCCCCACGCTTTTAATGCTAATGCTTTTCTTGTAGGCTCACCATTTGGTTTTTTCATTGCTCCTTTCATTCCGGCAAATCTTGCGGCAAAAGATACTCTGCGTGGGTTTTCACCTGACTTTACAGGGGCTTTTAGATTACCTCCGGTTTCGGCATTATATGATGCTCTGCCTTTTTCGTTTAGTCCTCCTTTCGGATTCTTGCCTTCTGCTCTTGTCCAAGCTGGTGTCTTGCGCATTACTTTTTTTCTTTTGCTTTAATCTTCTTTTCTTGCTCAAGCATTTGCGCCGTTGGTTTTTTACCACTTCCTTTGCTAGCACGGATGTTATTCCAAAGGCTATTTGCAACTCCTAGCTTGTTTAATTTTCCTTTCATAGCACTAAATTACAAATTTCCTAATATATTTGGCTCATTTTTTGTATCAATTATATTAATAAGTGGTTTTCCTCCGGTGTCTACTATTTCAACTTGTTCCCCTGAAAGCATAGCATCTATTGTTTCCTCTATGATTTCTCGCTGTTCCGGGCTTAATAGGGCGACTTTCTCGTTAATAGCGGGTACTGCAAAGACATCGCTTAAAATCTCCTTCTTTATGCCATCTCTGACCGATTGTGTTATATGCGGATGGGTTATGGTATCCTTGAATATCCAATTAATCTTGTTTACATGGCTTAAAAATAACCTTGCGCCACTTGATTCAGGGTATTGTCTAATAAAGTCATCGTAATGTTCTTTTGCCATCTTTAGATGCTGAATAGCACTTACTATATTTGCTCCGTTCATTTATTAAAGTTTAAATGCTTGTATTCTAGTTCTTGTAAAAATGTTCTTGCTTTGAGAACTTTTGCCTTTGCCTTCTCAATCAATTCCTCGTTTCTATAAACAGTAAATAAAAGTATTCTTTCTTCTAATGGAGCATTAGAGAATATCATGTTCTTTTCTTTCTCATTCCATTCTTTTATAAATTCAGGTGACTCTTCACTAATAACATCCATCTTTCTTAATAAAGAAAACTTTGCAGAATTTCTAATATGCTCCGGGGTGTCAATCAAGCAATAAGCAACGCAAGCTTTTTCTAATCCTAATAAATCCATGTATCCGTTTACTTGTGCCTCGTATGTTGAATCTAATTTATCAGGTATATTTGAAAGGAATGTAATCCAATCCCAGCTTGACTTTGTATCATATACTATTTCGTCAATAACATCAGGAGTACCTATAAAAAAATCATTACTAAATACTTCAGTATTTTTACTTAACGGTCTTTTTATTGTAAGTGATAACATATCTATTGCTTCCGGTTCTACTGTATTGCCTTTGTCTGTGTATTTGTTATCAATCTCTTTTTTAAACCCGTATTTTTTATTAGCATACACTTCTATCAAATGCGTCTTTGCTGTTTTAGAAAGTTCGCCAGATTCTTTATCTGCCTTTGATATAGGTTCGGTTAATAATTTACCAATGCTACTGCAATGGATAAGTGTGTTAAAGAATTCCATTATTTTATGCTTTTTAATTTTTTGTTATAATGTTCTAGTAATTCCGGATTGCTTTTTGACATCAGCTCCCAAGACTTTAGCTCTGCTCTTGTTTTACAAGCATCTATAAATTCTTTAGTTTTTTCAGTTAATGTTTTCTTTGATTGGGTTGGAATAGTTTCTACTTCAATTTGGTCTTCATAGAAATAACCTAAATCTTTTAGTTTTGCTACATTTTCTTTATGATATTCTTCCACTAATAATTTAGCGGTTTCTAGTGCTTCTTTAGCATCTTCTCCGGCGTTAATAGCCACTTCTACGCCAATCTTTTCTGAAGCGTAATTTCCTAAATTAAATGTTCTTTGATAATTGATTACTTGGATGTGCATAGCAATTTGTGTGTTTTTAAAAACTGGTAGCAATCTCATCATTAATTGCCTTTCTTTTTTATGAAAGAGCTTAAGTGTAGAAATTGCGTACCAATTAGGGGATTTTGATTTTTAGTTGAAGCCTATCTAACTCTTATTACTTGTGTTGTGTTTTCAATGACTTTTATCTTAAAGATTTTGTCTTTGTGGTCTTCTTTTCTTTTTAGATTTGAAATCATTACAGCAATAGATGTATATGGGTTAGTAAATTCAATAATCTCATTCACTTCTAGCGTAGAAACCTTACTAGAAACTGAATCTGGGTTAATGTGTCTTGCCATTTTTGATAATTTTTAACAAAGTTAAGTTAATTATTTTAAATTAAAAAACTATTTTTAAATTAATTTTGTTGTTTAATAGGGAAACTTTTGTTACCAAAACGGGAACTTTGTTTCTTATCTGCATGAATATTCTGAAAAATTCATGCAATAATTAATAAATTGGCAATATATGTCCGGAATAGTGTCACTAATTTATATAAATATGTGACATAGTAAGGGGTAATTCGGTTAATTGTTGTAACATTATTAGGGTAGATATGTTACTGATTTATATGGACTTGTAACAAAATTTGTTAATTCTTTAAATTGCGCTTGTTATATCTTGTAACATATAAAAGGTAAAAATGTTACAAAATAGGTGCAAATGAATATAAATGGGCGCAAAGTAGTAATAATACTACCCTAATAGCAAAAAATGTAAACTCTGCAAGTTTTGATATTATAAAATCTTGTTGTACTTAAATTATAAAGTCAAGCTATTAGTTGACAACACCCCTTCCTGTTGTCAAGTTATTACTTTACTCAATGGAGTGAGTAATTTTACTCAATCAATAAATATTCATATATCAATCAAAATGAGCCGTAAATGAGCGATAAGCGGCTCAATATTGAGCGATAAAGTGCCTTATAAAGCACAAAGCATATCAGAATGTGCATTTTATGACGCATTATGCACTCATTAGTGTCATTTAATGCACTTTATGGTGGATATTTTCATCGCAAATCCGCCAAACCCTTATAAACATTCGCTTTAGCGAAAAAATTTTCCAGAACACTTGGAAGGAGAGGGGGTAACGCCCAGAATCAGGGGGCGGTCGAGCGAAAGGGGAAGTCAAGCAATTCAAGGTACGGGGGGTTCGGTTTTGGTTTTCGGATTCGGTTTATGGCGTGGTATAATTAATATGTTCCCGACCTGCATACAAAGTAGTATGGTATTGAGTTTGGTATGTGGTGGCGGATTGATGAAGGGGTGATATGTTACACGCAATTAATGAGCGGGAAACTTGCTACGATATAGTGTTAAAACTTTAACAAACCTTTAACTTTTGTGTTGATTGTGGTATGGATTAGGGGGTGTATATTTGTAGCTACATTTGTTGTAATTAATTTAATATTTGTAGCTACATTTCAGATATTTAACTTAATTTTGTAGCTACAAACAATAAATATGGCAAAAAGCAAACCAATCGGAGTTAGATTTGACTTGGAAAAGTTAGAATTAATCCAAAAAGAACAAAACTTGGCATCACCTCAAGCGGTGGTAAATTATTTTTTAGATGGATATAAAAGTATTGATTTTACATATGGCGTCCCTAATGTTTTAGCTAAAAGAGGCGCACCATTTAAAAATATGCCTCCTTATGACAGAAACAGCCCAAAATCAGAGGTTGGTTCCAAATTGGAACAAATACCTGTTGAAAACCATAAAACGCCGCCAAGGGGCTTAAAAGGGATAGATTTAATTATTTGGAAATCTGAAAATTGGAAATAATTAGTAATTTAGCGGCAAAATTATAAATATGAAAAAAACATTGGTATTAGCCTTGTTGTTATTAAGCGTAGTTGAAAATTCTTTTTCACAAGAAAAGGCGTTAAAAATCTACAATGGCAAATTTGCCTTTTGTGGGGCATCTAGCGCTGAAAGAACAAAAGACACGATTATGGTACAGGGTAAAAAATTCATTTTGGGCGTTTCTATATGTCCAGTTATGGAGGGTCCCTCTATTGCAAACACTATGTTAGTCGCTAATCCATCAATTACTCCAGATGGCACAGACAAAACCGTGTGGTCATTTTTTTGGTATTATGATTCAGTTCCGCAAGCTCCATCTTGGGAAACATTGCCTACGGTTAATCGTTCTTTTGTAGTTACAAGAAAGCCGGGCGGTGGAATGAGCAATATGTTTTGTATGCCTTGTCAAGTTTTACCAAAAAAGGTAAATGGAGTTACATTGGCAAGATGTTTGGGTCCGATTAATGAAGCAGCAGTTCCACTTCGTAGAGCAATGAGAGTATTTCCGGGAGAAACATCAATAACACAAGCTCCATTGGGTGCATCATATCCTGTAGGGACAATTATACCTGAATTTAAAAAATAATTAATTTTTTTTTAAAAAAATACTACTTTTACAAAGTTCTGTGTTTTTTTGATTGATTTTTTAGTTGAAGCCCTCCTTTCTAGGAGGGTTTTTTATTTGTTTTGGTTATTTATCTGGATAAGTTTCTATTTTTAATTCAGAAGCCTGAAACATATCATCTGCTCGTTGGTTTAATTCGCTTATTACTTCATCAGGTGTTTTATTTGTTCTACATTCAGTAGTAATAATTGCTAATGCTGCCATTAATAATCTTCCTTCATTAATTTGGTAATTAATTTCGTTTAAATCTTGTATCATAGGTTATTTGTTTTTAGCATACATAAAAGTTAAAAATACTATTGCTGATAAAAATATTATAGGTAATATCCCATCAGTTATTATAAGTTTTATTAAATATTTTCTTTCTTCTTTGTCCATAGGTTATTTGTTTTGGTTATAGTATTCAATCAATATTTGTGGTATTTTTCTTTTTTCTTCTTCTGCAACATTTGGATATATCCTTATAAATTTTTCTATTATTTCATCAAAGCAATTCATATCTATAAGGTCAATAACACTATTGTCAAAATTAGTATGGCAAC